TGCAACTACAGGTGCCTTTACTAACCTAGCTTACACAGGCACACTCACAGGCTCCACAGGTGTACTGAACATTGGCTCAGGTCAAGTTTATAAAGATGCCTCCGGCAACGTGGGGATTGGGACGAGTTCGCCAAGCAGCAGGTTTGAAGTTGCAAATAATACTTCAAATGCTGAAGTTAGGATTAGCACCGCACAGAATGCCTATTCTTCATTGTATTTGAACGCATGGTCGTTAGATAGGGCGCAACTCAGAGCCGAAGCCGGCAATCCGGGGGCGGGAAGCGGAACTGGTTCTGGTATTTTGAGTTTCTGGACTGCCGGAAATCCAACGATGACAGAAAGAATGCGCATCGACTCCTCCGGTAACGTGCTGGTGGGGGCTACGAGTGTTATTGGTTCAGGTAAAGTATCAGTTGCTTTTGACCAAGGAAGCAATACTGGGGTAGCTATTAAAAATACAAGTGCTACCAATACAGGAGCATTTCTTAACTTTTTAAACTCAACAGGCGGTGGGCAAGGGGCTGTTTATCAAGCAAGTTCTGTTTTAACAGTATTTGCAACAACATCTGACTATAGATTAAAAGACAATTTGCAAACACTTTCTAGTGCGCTTGACAAAGTAAATGCGTTAAAACCTTATAAAGGCACATGGAAACATGACAATTCTTTATTTATTGGCTTTATTGCACATGAGTTACAAGAACAATTTCCTGATGTAGTAATTGGTGAAAAAGATGCAGTTAATGAAGATGGAACTCCAAAGTATCAAATGGTCGATGCAAGTTCGGCATCTATTATTGCTACATTAACAGCAGCAATCCAAGAACTCAAAACCATCATCGACACACAACAAACCCTCATTGAAGCATTAACCGAAAGACTAACCGCATTAGAGAATAAATAATATGTCAATAACAAACACTTGGAATGTCGTAGCTTTAAATTGCAAACCTGATGTCAACGGTATGCTTGATTATGTCGTTACAGCACACTGGACTTTAACAGCTACAGACGGAACTTACACAGGCTCAGTCTACGGCACAGCATCATTTGAAGTTGATCCTGCTAAATCTAATTATGTGCCTTATGCTGACTTAACTTTAGATAAAGTAGTTGCTTGGGCTAAAGCATCATTGGGCGCAGAACAAGTAGCGTCTTATGAAAAGTGTGTTGCTGACCAAATTGAAGCTCAGATTAACCCGACTATAGTAACTCCACCATTACCTTGGATTGTATAAAAATGATTAATTTAGACTTATCGGTACAAGAAATAAACTTAATTTTACAAGCATTAGGTCAAGCACCTTATGCTCAAGTAGCAGAGTTAGTTGAGAAGATTAAGGTACAAGCTGTGCCTCAAGTTGAGGCTTTGCCAAAAGAAGAAGTAGTAGAATGAAAATAGAATGGTCTGAAGCCTCTACTAAACGAGGTGTCATATGGGTTGCAACTGCTGTAATAGGAAGTGTATTTGTTTTCCTAGGTAAACCTGTAGACCAATTATTACTACTTGCTGGCGGGGTTGCTGGTGGCCTTGGCGTGATATTAAAAGATTAGGCTATGTCAAGAGTAGTTGGCTTTGTAGTTGTAATGGTATCAATATCTTTGAGCGTGATTGTGTTTGCCATAGTCATTGTATTAATGGACGGCTTGTACGATGAGAAAGTGGATAATAAAGATATCTTTGCACTTATCTCGCCAGCGTTTCAAACAATTATCGGCGGTATGATCGGTATCCTTTCAGGCATTAAACTAGGGAGTGAGAAGTAATGCCTTATATCTGGCTGGCGATTATTGTTGCAAGTTTTGCATCTGGGTACGGGCTTGCCTATAAGGTATCCAGAGCAGAAATTAGACAAATGTCTGATAGCATAGACGCTATGAACCGAGAAGCCGAGTGGACATTAGCGGCGCTTACTAAAGAAGCAGATACGGCACACGAAGAAGCCTTAAAACTTAATAAAGAATTGGAGGACGCTAATGTCTCAGCAATCAACGCAATTAATAGTCAGCACGATAGTTTTAAGTCTGTGCGCATGTACGACAACAGCCGGAAAAGTAGTAGTTGCACCACAACAAAAGGTGACGATACCAACTCCACTGCTGGAGCCGATGAAGATAGAACCGAACTTTCAGACGAACTTACGGAATTTCTCAAGTCTGAAGCCTACAGAGCAGACCAAGTAGCAGAGTATGCTAAAATATGTCAAAAGTTTGTGGTAGATAATAATTGTGGGATAACTAAATAATGTTTGGGCTAACTGCTTTTGCACAATCTCCACTTGCTGATTTTGAGCATAATACAACATCGTATGGAAATTATTTATACGCAGGATTAGACGCTAATATTCTTAATAATAGAAGCATAACTGCATTAAATGGTGTTTATAACTATACAGGCAATAATGCAAGTTTACTTGTTAATAGAAACTTAACAGCAGCCAGCGCAGTAAATAGGACGATTGCTTTTTCAGAATTACCTTTTGCTGGACTTGATTTAGTAACACAAAATAAATCCTATACATACATAGGATTAACATCAGATTTGCTTGTTAATAGAAATCTAATTGCACTTAATGGTGTTTATACTTATACAGGTAATAACGCTGTATTTTCTCAAACATTAACTGCATTAAATGGTGTTTATAGTTGCACAGGCAATAATGCAAGTTTACTTAAAACTTATAAAGTATATGCCATTAACGGTGAATATGGTTATGTAGGCTATACATCAAGACGAAAAATATTTATTGGTAACTGGGAGATAGGAGAGGATTTTGTTGATGTATGGACTTGTCAGGACGATAATACTTCATCAGTATGGACAAAACAAACACCACCAACTGCAACTTGGAATTAAAAAATGAATTATGCAGACATTGTAAACTTAACGCTGGGCTACGCAGATCGGCAAGATACCGAAGTAACCTCACGCATGGATTTATTTATGCGTGTTACTGAGGCTCGTATTAATAGGATTCTTATGACGCTTGATATGTCATGCAGGGCTACAACACCAATGAACAGCACAACTGAATATTATTCATTGCCAATTAACTATTCTGTTATGCGCTCTATTAAGGTTATTGATAATAATAACTCAAAAAGCAGAGTAACTTTGTTGCAAGTCAATCCAGAACAAATGGCAAATATCATTAACAATGGTGAAACACAGTTTCCATGTTATACCATTATTTCAGGTGATATTCATGTACAACCTTTTTATGATAATACTCATTCACTAGAGATTGATTACTTCCAAACACTACCGCCTTTATCATCATCTATCACGACTAACTGGCTATCTGACTCCAATCCAGATACTTATATTTTTGGATTATTAGTTGAGATTAACAGTTTTATTAAAGATGCAAACTCAGCTACTATGTGGGACGCTAGATTCCAACAATCTATGAGTGAAATAACAATGAATGATGCTAAATCAACATGGTCTGGCACATCCTTAACTACTTTGGTGGGTTAATATTATGGGTTTAGAAACAGGCAGTACAATATCAAGTCTTATTACATCAAATCCTACTAGCTCTGATCCTGTAAACCAAGGTGATGACCATATAAGATTAATAAAGTCAGTGCTACAGGCACAGTTTCCTGGCTCTACTAGCACTGGTTTTAATACAGCAATTACAGCAACAGAGGCTGAGTTAAATTCACTTCACAATAGTGGTATTGGAAACCTTGTTGCTAATGTACATGCAGATGGTTCTGGAAATGTTGGTATTGGCACAGCTAGTCCTGCTCAGAAACTACATGTAGTTGGAAATAGTTATGTATCAGGAACAACATTACTTGCAGACGCAGGATTTATGTTTAACTCTGATGGTGGTCAAGACACAGGTATTTCATGGGCATCTGATGGTGTAATGAATGTAAGATGTAATGCAAGTACCGTTGGACAGTTTAATAGCACTGGTTTTACAGGCAACTCAGCAACAGCTACTAATGCTACCAATGCGACTAATGCCACCACCTCTACAACTTGTACAGGCAACTCAGCAACAGCTACTTATGCGCCTTTAATATCAGGAACAGCAGTTACAGTTTCAGGTGCAGTTATATCGTTTACTGGTATTCCAAGTTGGGCAAGACGTATTACAGTTCAATTAGTTGCAGTTACTACTGTTGCTGCTGGAATACCTGCAATTAGAGCTGGTAATGGAACTTATGAGGCAACTGTATACTCAGGTGTAACAAGTAAAATAGGGGCAACAACTGTTGATAGTGGAGCAAGTGCTACAACATCATGGGATTTAATAAATTCAGCCTCTTCAACTTATATTTATACTGGACAAGTTGTAATCACTAAAGTAACAGGAAATATTTACGTAATGTCAAGTACATGCACTTATTCAGGAAGTACAAATGTGATTGCAAATGGAACTAAAAGTTTTGCTGGAACAATAGACAGATTGCAATTACTTATGTCCACAGGGACTGATACATTTAATGGTGGAACTATGAATATTATGTGGGAATAATTCTCATGCCATTATTAAAAATTAATAATTTAGGCGCACAAAATGTAAATTTTGACTTAGAACCTTGTGATTTGCCACCTGAAGTATTTACTTATGGAGTAAATTACAGGCTTTTAAATAACAAGATTAAATCTTCAAACATGTCAAAAACATTGGCTACACCATCAGCTAATTTTAAGGCAGGTTTAATTATGTCAGTTAATGTAGCAAGTGGTAATTTTTATGTATTATTGGGACAGTCAGCTGCATGGGTTTATAACGGATCAGCATGGACAGCAATAACTTCTGCAACAGGATACCCAGGGATTAGTACAGATGGTGAATTGTATTGGCAAGGTTGTATGCTTGGAAGTATTCCAATTATTAATAATAGACAGCATTATCCAGAATATTGGTCGCCACAACAAACAGCACAGATACTTAATCCTCTTAACTTTGACCCAACTCATACATGGCAATCAAAAGGTTATAGTGCAAATATTATTCGTTCTCATAAAGACTTTTTATTTGCTCTTAATCTGTCAGAAGGAGGAGCAACGCTTCCATCAACTTATCGCTGGAGTCATCCTGCTGATGTAAATGGATTGCCATACACTTGGGACGAAACAGATTTAGCATCTATAGCAGGTAAGGCATCTATTGGTGGCGATATGGGTGCATTGATTGATGGTAAATCTTTAAGAAATTCATTTTGTTTATATTCAGAACGTGGAATAACAGTATTAAATTATGTTGGGGGTGAATTTGTATGGCAAGCACAAACTCTAACATCAAATCATGGATTGTTGGCTAAAAACTGTGTAGCAGAAGCCAATGGATCACATTACTTTTTATCTGATGGCGATATATTATCTAATGATGGAAACTCTATACAGTCTATATTAAATAAACAGTTAAAAACACGATTAACTAACAACATTGATACAACTTATTTTGCTAATTCATTTGCTTTAACCAATCCTATTACCAAAGAGATATGGTTTTGTATTCCAGAAGTAGGAAATAAGCTACCTAACATTGCGTTTATATTTAATTATGTAGATGGTACTACTTCAATTCGTAATATACCAAACACAACAACAGGTCTTACGTTCGGTGTGAATCTTTCTGTTCCTTTGCTATGGAATAATATTTCAGATACTTGGGACACATCATCAAGGGTTTGGACATATGATGCAACATCAGTATTCTCTAAAACGATTGTAAGTACAAATAACGTCAATAGCGCAATAGTTTCACTAGAACTAGACGATAACACTACTGTTCAAAATACGTTGCTAGAAAGGCTTAGTTTTGCCTTAGAAGGACAGGAAGTGGTAACAACAACACAAAGTGTATACCCACACTTAACATCTAATGAATCAGTTAGTATTCAACTTGGATCACAAGATTTTGTAGGCAGTGCGGTTAGATGGAAGCCAGAGGTGTTATTTGATCCTAAAACAATGCGTAAAGTAGATATTAGAACCACCGGGAAGCTATTGTCATGGCGTATCAAGTCAACGGGTTTACTGCCATTTACTTTAAGTGGTTTGGACATAGAATATGTAACTAATGGGGGAAGATAATGGAACAACCTCCTTTTACAACATCACCAGAACTTAAAGAGTATTTAGTTAGACAACTTACTGCTGTTAATTATAAAGCTGATGATCTGGGTAATTTAAGCATATTAACAGCATTACCAACAAAGCCATATGTCGGCAAGATTTACTATTTTGCTAATGCTATTTTACCAAGTATTACTTATGAAGGCGCATGGGTTTATACTTCATATGGCTGGACATCGCTTTCTTCCATGTCATCTACTCCTTATGGTGCGTTTGAAGATACAGTTTCACATACGGTAACAGCCAACACAGCTAATGCTATGACATTTAATACTACTGATTATAGTAGCAATGTCAGTATGGTTAGTGGATCAAGGATAACAGTTGCATATAGTGGCTTATATAATTTGCAATTTAGTACGCAGTTTCAAAATACAGATAATTCATTACAGGACGTTAGTATTTGGTTGCGTATAAATGGCACAGATGTTGCGGGTTCTACAGGATATGTATCTGTACCCAATAGTCATGGTGGTATAGCAGGACATAGTATTAATGGCTGGAACTTCTTTGTTAGATTAACTGCAAGTCAATATGTTGAAATCTGGTGGTCTACAACACACGCTGGTGTTACTATACAAGAATACGCAGCAGGAACTTCACCAACTAGACCATCAACTGCGTCTAATGTAGCAACTATTACTTATGTAGGCCAGTAGTATGAAATTAAAAGTATTAGCAGTACATACTAATTATGTCAACCAAACATGGCCTTATGTAGAACATTTTATCGAGTCAGCCTTGTCCTATTCAGCTGGTGACTATGACACAGCAGAGATCAAAGTCATGCTAACACAAGGCAACTGGCAACTGATTATTGCCACTGACGAGAATGAGAAAGTACATGGTGCATTAGTTGTATCTTATTTTAATAGGCCAACTAATCGTGTTGCTTTTGTTGTTGCAATTGGTGGTAAATGTGTTACAAATAAAGATACATTTAACCAGTTTGAAGAAATTTTGAAATTAAATGGTGCAACTTATCTTGAGGGTTCCGGTCGTGAGTCAATCATCCGATTATGGAACCGTTATGGCATGACACAGAAATATGTAGTAACAGGTAAATCACTCAATAAATTAGGAGAATAGCATGTCAGGTGGTGGAAATTATAGTCAAAGCGACGCAAGTAATCAAAGTCAGTTTAATCAGAGAATACCAAAATGGCAGTCTGATGCGCTTATTAAAATGTACAATGCAGCAGCAGGCACTTATGGTAATGTTGGAAATACTATTAATCAGCAAATGGGTGGAGCGCAAGATTACATTAACCAAACAAACCAAGCTGCAATGCCAGCATGGCAAAACCAGTTAGGCGGTGGTGTATATCAAGGCATGGATAATGCTAATAGACTTTCAGAGTCATTACAGCAATCGTTAAATGCTCCAACCAACACACAAAGCATTTATTCTCAGATAATGGGTGGACAGGGTAATACCTATGCTGATGCAATGAAAGCTGGTTATACTGCTGATGCTAATAGAGCAACTGCTAATATGCTATCTAATCTTGATGCAAGGGCAACAGCTTCAGGAATGTCTGGCGGTTCAAGACATGGAACTGCAACTTCTCAAGGAATGTATGATATTAACAGCAATTTGCAAAAGAATTTAGCAGATGTTGGTTACAATACTTTTGACAAAGACTTACAAAATAAACTTAACATTGCACAACAAGCAGACCAAGGAACTCTTGCTAGACAACAACTAATGTCAAACATGTTGGGTCAGCAACAAGGTGTTTCTACTGGTGCTTTAGGTATGGGTCAGAATATGCAAAATCTTGGTATGGGTTCTTTTGCTCCTGGCATGATGCCGTGGCAAAACATTAGTAACTATGCAAATGCTTTAGGATCACCAACAGTGCTTAGCTCAGGCTCTAGCTCAGGTAATAGTAGTGCAATGGGTATGGGCGGTGGTGGTGGAAAATGATTTACGATGACTTAAACAGTTTTCTAAACTGGTGGTTTAGTAATGGTAGACCGCTAAATATACCGCTTGATGATCCAATTTATACATATAAGGATGAACTAGGTAAAACAGTTACGTTGTTCAATGTCTATCGTAGTGATGTTTATCAGGTTCAGTTAATTCATGTTCCACCTAACACAGAAATAAAACTTCATATTCATCCTAACATGGATAGTTATGAGGTTTTCAACTCTGGTGACGTGGTATTTGAAAACAACGGTCAATTTTATAGTTCAGAAATGGAAGGTTCAATGATGCCTATCAGAATATTACCTACCTCTTGGCATGGTGGTGTGTTTGGTAAAGCTGGTGCTACCTTTTATTCAGTTCAAAAATATATTAATGGCACTCTACCTTCTAGTGCAGGCGAAGAATGGTACGGTGCTGACGGCTCAACGCAATACAAGGTGTAAAGTTATGTGGGAACAATTAATACCAATGTTGGCTGGATTATTTAAGGGTAGTGGTGAAGCAGGATCGGCAACCGCAGGGGGCGGCAGCCTAATGGAATTATTAAAAGGGGGTGCTGGTGGTGCTAATAGCGCAATGTCTGGACAGGTTGCAGGTGCTGTATTACCACAAAACCAATTTGGTCAGCACATGACTGGATCGCCAACGTCAACTAATCCGATGATGTCACCAACAATAGGGGCTGCTTCTGCGCCTCCGAGCATGGGTAGCGGTGGTGGCAAGAAATGGGAAAAGTGGACTACACCACAAGATACGTCTGCCGGGCTATCTGCAGCGCAACCTAATGATCCTATGTATGGACAGATGATGCAACAGGTTATGCAACAACAACCTCAACAACAAAGACAGCCAATGACTTCCGTTGGTGTAGCACAGCTTCCACAGACAGGTATTCCACAGGCTACTATGCCTCAAATGCCTGGTGCTATTCATCCAAACGAAGATATGATGTCATTATTTAGAAGATTAATGGGAGGTGCGTAGTGGCATTTAATATTGTTGATATGTTAAGAGGTGATATTGTCCAGCGACAACAACCTCAACAAAATTCAAGCTCAGGTCTTGGCGAGATGCTTTCATATCTAATGCAAAGTAACAACCAACCTGTTGCAAAAGTTCCTGAGCAAGCACAATACTGGAATCCTCCTAGTTTAAGTGAGATTGCTCAAGTTTCTGCTAATAGACGACAAGAAAAGCAACAGGAAGATTCTTTTGCAAAGTTGCAGGAGTTAATTGGCACTAAAGGCACACCAGGTAATAACATTCCAATACCATTTAGGGGTGCAGTAATGCCAACTAAAGGAACTGGATTGCGTGGAGGTGGAAGTTTAGAAGATTTTGCTATTGGTCTTGCTGGTCTTCCTGATAAGGTTTTAGCAGCTCAAGGCTTTGATATGATGACTAATTTGTCAAAACCACAAGCTAAACCAACACTTCATTCAATGGGCGCACCAAATAAGCCTGGTTACAAAGTTAATTTTTATCTTGATGATAATAATCAACCTGTACCAGTTGGCGAACCGTACAAAGCAGATGGTGGTATTAATATTAATACTGGTGCTACTGGTGCTATGGGTAACTTATTAACTAAAGAACAAAAACAACAAGCTGGAATACCTGAAGCAGATGTTGCACAAGTTAATCAATCTGGTGGAATAAACATTGTAAAATCTGCTCCTGCACCAGTTGAATTAAAAGATTGGCAACGAAAAGATTTAGACTTTGCTACAAGAATGATAAAAGCAGATAAGATTTTGTCTGAAGTTGGTACTAATTACAGTCCAGCAGCTGTAAAAGCTGCAAGATTTTTAGAAAATGTGCCATTTGTAGATGATTTAGCTTATGCTAATTTAGATACAAACGATCAAAAGGTTTTGCAAGCTCAACTCCAACTTCTTAATTCTGTATTAAGACCTGAATCTGGAGCTGTTATTGGGGATACTGAATTTTCAACTGGAGAAAGACAATATTTTCCAAGACCAAATGATCCACAGGAATTATTAGATCAAAAGGCTGCAGCAAGAAAAACTGCAATAGAAGGATTGTTGCTTGGAATACCTAAAGAATTTTATCCAAAAGATTATGGATCATATTCTCCATCATCAACAGGAAATTCTAATTTATCGCATACTGATTATTTAAAATCAATAGGGGAAAAACCATGAGTTCCTATGGCGATTTACAAAAAGCATTTTATCTAGCGCAACAAAGAGGCGATACAGAGTATGCCACAAAATTTGCAAAAGAATTAGCAGCACAAGGAACTGATTATAGTGGAAAGCAGATTGAAGAATCAAACCTACAGGCTGGTGATACATTAGGCGGTAATGTTTGGAATGGCAAAGGATGGGTATCTCCTGATAAGTATGATCTGCCATTAAAAACTGTTGCTAGCACACCAACTGCACAAGAAAACAAACCTAAATCATCTATGTTTGGTCTTGGTGGACGTGCTATGTTAGAGGGTGTCGCTGGAGCTCCTGCTGGTATTTATAATGCAATTAGTGCTTTAGGCAATATTGGCATGCCTGAAAATAGACCTATAACCACATTAACACCACCAGAAAGTATAAATACTCAACAGTATGGTACTAAGT